GGTGGAGATTAATGGCCTATGAAGATAAAACGCCCGACGTGATACACGCGGGAATGCTCGAAAACGTTGACCCAGCGATTGACCAGCGTGAAGGTTCCGTCACTCACGATTTGACGATGCCGGCAGCGGTTGAGATTGCGAATGCTTATATTGAGCTGGATGCGGTGCTTGCGCTAGGATTTGCGGACACTAGCGAAGGCACATACTTAGACATGCGGGCGGGCGAGCACGGACTAACGCGCAAGCCATCGGTAAAAGCACAAGGGTCCGTAACATTTACTGGACCGGATGGAACAATTGTCCTCAACGGGACTCGAGTACAAACGGAGTCAGGCATATATTTCGTGACGCTTACTGACGTAACAATTAGCGGAGGTATGTCGACAGTTAACGCAGAAGCAGAAGATGGCGGTCTAGCCGGAAACGTGGCGGCTGGGTTAATTAATGCGCTTGCTCCTGGAGATTTATACGGAGTCGTAACCGTCACCAACCCGGCTAATTTCGATGGCGGTGCGGACGAGGAGGATGATGCGGCTTTACTCAAACGTTTAAAAGATAAGGTAAGCAACCCTGTCACAAGCGGTAACGCGGCTCATTATCGCCAGTGGGCACTCGAAGTGGCGGGAGTAGGTGATGCGAAAGTCTATCCGGTGTGGAACGGAGGAGGCACCGTTAAAGTCGTTTTGCTCGATACGGAAGGAACAGCGCCTGCGCAAACGATTATTGACGCGGCAACGGCATATATCGAGGATAATCGTCCGATTGGTGCGACAGTTACCGTTGTTGGAGTGACGGAAGTTCCGATTAACATTACCGCAACTTTAACCCTTGCGGAAGGTAAAACCTCCACGGATGCTCAAACGGAAGTTAGCGCACTATTAAAAGACTATCTTAAAACGATGGCCTTCACCGACACCGTTGTACGTTTTTCGCAGATTGCGGCATTGGTACTTAACGCTGAGTCCGTTATTGATTATACGAATTTAACGATAAACGGCGGCACCACGAATATCACGATTGTAGACGGTAGCGTGGCGGTTGCTGGGACGGTGACAGTATGACGGTAGATTTAAACGGTTATTTACCACGCTTTTACGAGGATATACGAGAAGCGCAGGCCATCCTTAGCACCGACGGAATTCAAATAGACTTATTAAACGCTGATATTGACGATGTGCTTGCGCAGTTTTACGTAGATACGGCAACATGGGGGCTTTCACGCTGGGAAACGTTTACGGGATTCCCGGTTGGAAACACAAAAACTTTATGGGACGCGTTAGAAAAAAGCTCAACTAAATTCGATGATATCGAGAATAAAAGTTGGGACGCATTTGAAGCGATGTTCCTTACGGAGCTTGACGAGAGAAGGGCGGCAATTAAGTCGAGGCTTCGGGGAGCCGCGGCCGTTACGAAAGAAACAATCATAAATGTTTGTAGCGCTTATCAAGGTGGAACAGTCAGCGTGTCAGAATTTCCTTCCGAATACAAAATTATTATCGAATTTATTGATACATTAGGGGTTCCGTCTAACATTAATACGCTAAAGCAAGTGCTTGGCGAAATCATCCCTGCGCATTTAGTAATTGAGTATCACTATCGTTATTTAGCATGGAGTGACCTTGATGCATTCGGGTGGACATGGTCGGATTTGGACGCAAAACTATTAACATATGACGAGTTGGCGGTATATAAAGAGGGGTGATTAGATGGCGACAAATAAAACCGAGTTTTTAGGACTTAACGATTGGGTCGGATCTGACCCGATTAAACGCGAAGAATTAAACAGTAACTTTCGGAGTATAGACGCTAAAGTAAGCGAGCATGCGTCGTCTATGGCAGAAAGTGCGACCAAAATTAAAAATCAACGAGTTGATGTCATAGTCGATTACAAGGCGGTTGGTGATGATGTGGCGGACGATGGGACGAAAATCCAGCAAGCCATTACCGACGTATTCAACGCGGGCGGTGGTATTGTATTCTTTCCGAAACCTCCTGTTAAATATAAGTATAGTCAAACTTTATTAGTTCCCGAAAACGTATTTCTAGAAGGCATTGGAGAAGGTACAACGGGTTCTCGTTTACACTATACAGGTACATCGTGGGCAATGGTTACATCCAGTAAACACCAACGAAACTTGTTTAAAAACCTACGTGTTGACTTAAATGGAACAGGAAACGGTCTAAGAATTGGCGATGTTGCTGCTAACCTAGGTGGGAATATCCCTATTCAGCATTACTTAGAAAACATCACCTTTGAAAACATCGCAAGTGGAATGACGGCATTACAGACAAACAACGTATCCCACATTTCAATGAAGCGTGTCAGAATCGGATTTGGTTCGACTATAGGTGGAAACGCGCTAAAAATCACAGCGGATGGTGGGATTAATAGCGGAGTGTTCAAAGCAGAAGAATGTACCTTCGGACGAGTGGATGCCACAGATATTGCTATCGAAATCGACGGAAGTGTAAACTTAGATTCTTATAACTTTGACTCTTGTTATATCGGTGGTCAACGTGTCAAAATCGGAGAAAGTACGGTGGTCCGCTCTGTTAATTTTGAAGCCTGTCACGGGGAATTTAGACTGCTTCCAGGGTCAGCACTCCCAAACATAGATGCGTTCCAGCTGTACAAAGTCTACGGCGGTTCATGGCGAGGGGGCACAATTAGCTGCTTTGGTGCGACGGGTTCTAATGCTTTTCGATTTAGGTCCGACGTGAAGAAATTCAATATTGAACCTGCGGAAGCAAACGGAGTCATGGGCGCAATTTACCTTCAAGATGCCGGAACGACTGTCGAAGGCTGTATCCTTCAGGAAGCAAACTTAACAAATGGCTCAACGGCTGTTCAGTTCAGCGGAGTATCAGATCAAAACCACAAATTTCTTGCGAAACGATTCCAAACAGAAATCATTAATGTGAAAACATTGTTTAGCGTGGACGGAGCTAATAAACAAGAATGGGGCTCACAAAGTCCAACTGCTGACTCTCCTACTACTGGATGGACTAGAGGAGACAGACGATGGAATAAAATCCCTTCTGAATTAGGTACGACAGGAAGTAAATACGTTGTGAGTGGATGGTTATGCTTAGCTACTGGGACTCCTGGAACTTGGGTTGAAATGCGAAACTTGACAGGTAATTAGTAATTTTTTATGTAAGTTATTCCAAACGTGTAAATTAAATGATACTATAGTCATATAGAATTTACATGGAGTGGTAAAATTGGGATACAGAATTAATTGGGTGGATTACGCAAAAGGCATAGGAATAGTACTGGTTGTATACGGACATGTATTAAGAGGGCTTAATACGTCGGGCATGAGTGTAAATGCTCAATTTTTCGAAGCCTCCGATAAAATCTTATATTCTTTCCATATGCCTTTGTTTTTTCTTTTATCAGGACTCTTTGTAGAAAAATGGTTAATAAAAGGAATGACAAGAGGAATCAAAGAAAAAGTGGTTACACTATTATTTCCATATTTTTTGTGGACTATAATGCAGGGTTCAATCAATGTGGTTTTATCAAAAGTTACTAATAATTCTATTTCGTGGAGCGAAGTATTTACAAAAGTATGGTATCAACCATTATGGCAATTTTGGTATTTGTATGTGTTATTTCTCTCTTTCCTAGTTTGTTATGCGTTAAGAAAATTAATATCATTAAACATTGTTTTAGTAGTATCAGCGGTATTTTACTTAACAATGCCGTATGTAGATTTTTGGGTATCGAAATCATTCATGGGGAATTTTTTCTTTTTTATTTTGGGTGCGTATTTAATGAATTTTAACCTGGATAAAATCGAGAAAAAAGTATACAAAACTAAATACCTCATTTTCTCTATTGCTAGTTTCTTGGCACTATCTTATCTTCATTTATTAAATTTGACATTACTTAACAGTAGTATATTTAACCTGATCTTAGGATTGGCTGGAATTAACCTTGTGATTACTTTTTCCGTGTATATATCAAGACAAAAGTATTTCGGATTTATAAAATACCTTGGTACAGCATCTTTGGCAATTTATCTCATCCACATTTTAGCAGCTTCAGGAATGCGGATAATTTTAAGTAAGTTTTTAGGTATAAACAATATTTCAATTCATTTAATTGTTGGTACTATTTTGGGTGTGATTCTACCTATTATTGCATTTGAGATTTCTAAGAAACTTAAAATCAGTAACATTTTCTTTGGAGGTAAAATTGTCTTCAAATCAACAAAAAATTATTTAGATAAAGCAGCTTAGCTTCGCTAATGGAACAAAGTATGACATAACGAAAAAAAGAGGACCCATCGCGGTCCTCTTTTTATTACGGAAAGGAGCGGATGAAATGCCGGATTTAACTCCAAATTTAGGGATTAAAAAGCCGACAGCAAGTGAAAACGTATCACGCGCATCATTCAACGAAAACTGGGACATTATCGACGCTGGTGTTGCGCCAAAAAATAAAGCGCAAATGGTTAAGTTAACGGGCGATGATGGCTACGTCACTGTCCCGAGCGCAACCGATTTAAATAACTTAACAACTTCCGGTTTCTATTACGGAAACAATTTAGCAAATGCGCCTGAAGGAACGGTTTACCATCGCATTGTAGTGATGATGTCGTCGTCAAACTCAGGCATTCAAGAGGCGACCACAAACGGAGGCAATCGTTACATTCGCAATATAACGAGCGGTGTATGGAGTCGATGGGTTCTTCAACTTAACGATAATGCGCCGACTTGGTTCAATCTAACGTTGCAAAACGGAATAACTGCGGCATCTTATTCGGGAGTAGCGCGCACGCCACGTTATACGAAAGTAGGAAAACTCGTTACAGTAGAAGGCGAAATTAGTGGGGTATCCGGAACAACTGTTGTTATTGCTACTCTTCCAACCGGCTATCGACCGCCAGTTACGCGGTTATTTAAAACTGCGCAAAACACAACCGTTTCAAATGACGGAGCAACCATTTACGTAGATAGTGTGACCGGAAATATAACGTTGCAAGTGGCGAGTAATTCTACGAACACGATTTCACTTTGCGGAATCTCGTTCTACGTAGATTAAGGAGGGGTGACGCATGAAACAAGTTTACAAGTATGATAGCGCAGGTAACTACGTAGAACCGGTCCTTATCGAAGACAGCGCGCCAACTCCGTCCAATTGCACGACTAAACCGTTGCCTCAGCCGAACTATAAGCCGGTATTCAAAAACGGAGCATGGGTCGAAACTGGCACGCCACCGGCGCCTCAGCCCGCCGAACCTTCGCCAATCGAAGAGCTCCAACGGCAAACGGCGCAACTTAACGCAGACTTGGCGGCATTTATGGATTATGTATTCGGAGGTGCTTAACGCATGATTTACGCATTTAGAACGTCAACTTACGCACGGGACATTTATTTATATGGTAATCGCACATTCGCCCAGGTTCCGGAAGAATACGTCCAGCCCGTCAAGCGATACGCGGCCGACACGTTTTCGAACGAACAAATCATGAACGCGCTGACCAACGGATGGATTACGCAAAGTGAGTACGACGACACAATGGCATTAAAGGCGGTGTAAAAATGTCGGAACCAATAAGCAGGGACATTGCGGAACTGCGCGAATGGCTCGTACGAATTGACACGAAAATGGATTACATGAGCGAAGTTAAGCGAACGGCAGACGAAGCAAAAACAACTGCGGATGAAGCGAAAAAGACGGCAGACGAAGCGAAGCAGTTATCCAGCGATAACCGTGAAAGTATTCGTGATATGAAGGCGAACACGAAGTGGGTGTGGGGAACGATGATCGCCGTGCTTGGCTTATTAGCAACGGTGGGCGTAGCGGTTTTCGGATAAGCCAGTCGGCAACCGCAGCCCTGCGTTGGCTACGTTTAAAGTTGCGGCGCCGACCTTAAGACAAGTATAACACAAAATGAACGGAAAGGAAGCGGTATAAATGTCAGCATGGCGAAATCAATACGTCCATGTCAACCAATACTCACGTCCCGGGAAGAAATTACAAGAGGTGCGCAAGTTAATCGTCCACTGGACGGCTAATCCTGGCGCAAGTGCGGCGAATCACTTCGGCTACTTTGATCGGTCGATTATCGAAGCTAAGCGTTACGCATCGGCGCACATCTTCATCGATAAGAAGGAGGCGCTTTGCATCGTGCCTCTTGACGAAGTGGCATACGCAGCGGGTGACGTTCAGCAACGCATTAATGGCGTGCCTTATCGCGGAGTGGCTGAGCTATTGCCGAGCGCTAATTACCTATCTATCAGCGTTGAGCTTTGCGTAGAGAAGGACGGCACATTTGCGAAGGAGACGCTTGACCGTGCGGTCGATGTATTTGCGGAACTTTGCAAAACGTATAAACTTAATCCTACCGAAGACATTGTGCGCCATTACGACGTTACTCACAAAAACTGCCCAGCGCCGTGGGTTGCGGACATTGGCGAGTTTAACGAGTTTAAGCAAAGAGTTGGCGAAAAGCTTGACGTTAAGCCATTGGTTGTTGCGCCAAAGCCGAAGCTTAAGCGGGTCTATCCGTTACCTAGCGGAATCATTCGCGAAGATGATAAAGGAAGCGCGGTCAAGCAACTGCAAACAGTGCTAAATTCGGCGGGCTTCAATTGCGGAACTGCCGACGGAGCCTTCGGACCGAAAACGGAATCTGCTTTACGTAAATTCCAGGCGAAATATAAACTCGTTGCGGACGGCGTTTACGGACCTAAAACAAAAGCAAAACTAGCGGAGGTGCTAAAGTAATGAAACGGTTTAAAAACTATGCGCTATGGCTAGCGGTGGCTTCGCTCGGCTTAATTGTCGCACAGGCATTCGGACTGACTATCGCAGAGGATAAGTATAACGAAGTGGTGAACGCAGTATTAACGGTGCTTGTGCTCGCGGGCGTAATAAATAATCCGACGAGCGGTAACGGATTTAAAGATAAATAACGAATAAAAAGCGACGGGTGACGAATAATCCGCCCGTCCTTTACATACATAGTAGTAATACGGTAAAATTAGGAAAAAAGACGCGCGGAGGCGGTTGGTATGAAAAGTAAGTTAAACGCCATAGGTTACGCAATCATAGCGATAGTACTCATCGGAACGGTATGGAATGCGCTAAGCGAAAAGTCCGAGGCAAAGCCGATGGTGGCGACGGGCATGACGGAGAAGCAACGTAACACGAATGATTCCGCAATCCTGCTCGAAGAATTAAGTAGCTACGGAGTGGAACGCGTTGAAATCCGATACGGCTATGACGCAATTAAAATACATCTTAAAGCGAAAAGTAGCGACCAGTACGTTTCCGACAAAGCTTCGGACTTAGCGGACGCAATCCCTGACATCATCGAGAATAATCGCGCAGAGTTGACGCTCGAAAAGGAGCCAGGCGATTATTATATTTACATTTACGGAAAAGACGGTCACTTAATAAATTAGCCCTGGCACAATTTGCCGGGGCTTTTTCTTCGTTTAAATATCGAAAAACTTATCGCGATCCACATCGTATCCCATCGACTTTAGCGCACGCTGCACCTTTACCCACGTAGATATCCGCGGACTATGCTCCTTATCATTACACATCCTCGTTAATGTCATCTCGCTTACATTCGCTTTATCTGCGACTTCCTTCTGCTCGATACCTTTACTATCCATCCATTTTCCGAATTTACTGCGCGGTTTCCCTAGTCCGAACAAGCTACGTCACCTCATACGTTTTTACCGACAGTATGTACGAAAATAACTTTTTTTATACGAAGGCAACATTTGTGGTATCACGGACAATCAGACGCCCATATAGTGTATTAACCAGTTAGTTACTGGTCGTTAACTAGTTAGGAGGTAGGTAGTATGGCGAAGAAAATCGTTAATAAATCCGTAAGTTTTAACGTGGCCGACCCGTTTCAAATGCAGATGAAGGAGTACGTCGCTCAATACCCGAATTTCTCGGCCTATATGAAACGGCTTATCCAACGCGACATGGAAGGAGGAAACGTTGTCAGAACAATAAAAAAAGCGCCAGCCCAGACGGTTACTAACCTGAGCATGACGCAATTAAATGGAATTCGATTGTAAGCACGGAACGGGGCTAGGAAGCCAACGCGCTTTCACGTTAGCATATTCCGGCCTCGGCGTAAAGTTGCACGTACAATCGGTTACTAACCGAAAAATAGTTTGACGGAGGTTGACTAATATGAGAACGGAATCCATGTCCATTAGCGAATTTTTACGAGGAAGAGAACCGGAGCCATTCAGCGCAAAAGTTGAGCGTCATTTTAAAAAGTACGGAACGGTTTATAAGGTTGCCGGAATTACGGCGGTATTGTTAATTAGCGGAGGGGCTTTCGATTATGCTTTCGCTGCAGATAGCGTACCCGCAATGGTGACAAGTGGACTCGATAGGGAAGCACGAAGTCTATATCGCGAACTTCTTAATATAGGGCGTTGGATTATCGCTTTCAAAGGCGGAGTTGATATCATTAAATCATTAGGTAATGGCGATATGGAATCTGCGAAAAAGTCGTTCTTCTCGTACCTATTCACGTATGTATTCCTACTTGCGTTACCCCACGCATTAGATAAAGTCGACGGAATCTTCGATAAAGTAACGCACGCGTCAGCGACGAAAGGGTGATTACGATGAAATTTCGCTTAACAGGAAAATTCGGAGAGCTCTCGCCAGTACGCGATTTCCAAGCGCACAGCGGAATAGACCTCGCTATGCCTGAAGGAACGACGCTTCGCTCGGTGGCTAACGGAGTAGTCGACCGAGTATATGACGGCTCAGGCGCAATAGGCAAGGGTCTAAGCGTTCAGATGCCGGATGGAACGCGAACTATCTACGGACACATGAACGAGGTCAAGGCGCATGTCGGCGAGCATGTGAACGCGGGCGAAGTCATCGGACTCAGCGGTAATACCGGCAACTCGACTGGCCCACATCTACATTTCGGAATGAAGGACGCCAGTGGTCACGTAGTTGATCCGACACCGCACGCCGAACAACTAGCGAGTATTAGCGGTGACCACGTTTCGCCTGGAATATTAACCGCGCTATTTAATAATCACGACACGCAAGGTCCTTTAACGCGGATATTTTACGGAAGTACGGAGACAATGCGCGACCATGTTGCCGATGTGACAACGGAAATACTGTTCGGAATATTTGACGCCTTGAAAGACCTACTGCTCGCCGGCACACTCGTCGGATCGGCGCTAATGATAATTCTTAAGGTTGCTGGCTGGAAAGATGGCGGACGATGGACCGGAGTCCTTATCACGGCGAATATATTACTGAAATTTTTATTCGGAGGTATCTCGTAATGAAACGCATTAAACTGTCCGATTATATCAACGTTGTCAAACCGTCATACGTCTACCTTCGCCTTACTCCTAACAATTCAATCCGCAATCAATCCACTCATAAAATCGCTAAATCCATCGCATCTATTTATCGAAATCTCACGCAGAATATCCGCAAGGAAAACGCCAAGGTTATCAAGGCGCTCGGTCGCGAGTTTCTATTCGGCACGAAATATTCCGTCGAGCTTGCGTCCAAGGTCGCCTACTACGTCTATATCGAAAAGAAGAAAGTCGAGTTTTATTTCGTCATCCCGCAAAGTTACCTTTCGCTCATCAAAGAAAAAATCAGCGACTCGTGGTCGAATATCACGGTGAAGGTTGTCGCTGACCTGCCTAGTTTTTCCGAGTCGGCTACGAAATATTCGCTCGCCTATACGAAGGAAAATGCGCTCAGCCTCGCAACTGATCGGCGCAATGACGACTTGCTCCGGTCAAAGCTAAACGTAGTCGACGTCATGGAGGAGGGCGATAAGGTCGGCGTGTTTTACAACTTCATGCCAACAACGCAATTTACCTGGCGGAGCACCTACGAAGCGACTATTCGCAAGGTCAAGTGGAACCTGCCGACCGACCGCAATAAGATGGGCGCAGGCTACGCATTCAAGACGATTATAGGCGTTGTTTCAGCGCTATTTGACGACATATCAGACGCTCTAGGAGGCGCCAAGACTAATCGTAAGGGCGGAGAATACAACGCCTTTGAGGGGCTCGTAGAGGCGTTAAACGGAGGCAAGCAAATCAGCGATGCCACGCGAAAGAAAGCGACAGCCACCGTGCTAGATTCGCAGATTGTCGTGATGAGCGAAAGCAAAGACCGGTTAAGGCAACGGAATAATGCGAGGAGTTTGACGCAAGCATTCGAGACCATCACGGAGGACAATCGGCTCGCTCCGAAGCCACTCCGAAAGCCTTTCAAGTTTACGGACTATTCGATAGCCGGTGCGGAGGTTAATAAGGTCGGAGATGAGGAGGCGCAAAACTTTATCGCGATGGCCGGGAGGGACATTCTCGAACGCTACAACTTTATCGAAAAGGTAGAGACGCAAGAGACGGAGGTGCCGGAGGATTTACAAAACGGCGTTATGTGTATCGGTGAAAGTACGTTTCGAGGCGCCAAGCAGAAAGCGTACCTCAGCAACTACGAGCATTATCGCAATTTGCTGACGTTGCTCATCGGGCCGACTCGCGCGGGTAAATCGAACTTAATAGGCAACCTTTCGATTGATGCGATTGAAAACGGTGAATGCGTGATTATCTTCGACTTTATCGAAAACTGCGAGCTGAGCGATGAGATATCGGCATTGTTTCCGAAGGATAAAGTACTGAACATCGATAATAGCGACCTTTCGAACATTCAGGGACTCGGCTATAACGAGGTTGGATACACGGATGAACCGTTGCAACAGTACGAAAATGCAAAGAGGCAGACTGCTAACTTGCTAGCTCTTATCAACGCGGTCAACGTAGACGAAAGCCGATTGTCTGCGAAAATGGAACGTTATCTTGAGGCGGCGGCGCTTGTTGTGTTCATAAATACCGGAAGTTTTCGTGACGTCTTTCGGGTCATTCAATACGTCGAAGACCGTCATGATTGGGTGATGAGAGTACCGAAAAATCAGCGTGAAAGAATGGATGAATATATGGCGTCATTACACGAGCTTGATAAAGTTAAGGATGGCGAAATTATAGGGACTCGATACAACTTGATCGAGGGCATTATCGACAGGCTTACTGTGCTAAAGAGGAATACACAAATGGAGATGATGTTGAAGGAGGATGTCGACAACAATATTGATTTAATCGAAGAAATGCAGAAGAATCAAGTCATTTGTATACGAATGCCTGAGTCTAAATTTCCGACCAAAGAGGAGCGCGATATTGCGTCAACGTATTGGATTACGAAGATATGGTTGGCGTTACAACTTAGGGCGGACAAATTTCGAGATAAAAAGGATAGGCGGAAAGTTAACTTAGTTAT